AAGTGGATAAGTGCTATCTTAGATAGTATACAACACGGTAAACGGTTGATGATATTGTCGCCACCTAGACATGGGAAAACCGATCTGTTAACACACTTTTGTGTCTACATGATTGCTAAAAATCCCAACATACGTATCATGTGGTGCGGTGGTAACGAGGATATTGCAAAGAATAGTGTTGGTGCAGTATTAGACCATTTGGAGAACAATGAAGGACTTATCCAGGATTACGGAGATTGGGACGGATTTAGACCTGCTAATAGAAGCGGAAAAAGTTGGTCGTCCAGTCAATTTACTGTTGCAACTAGAACAGTCTCTGGTATTAAGTCGCCAACTCTTGTCGCAATTGGAAAGGGAGGTAAAATCCTTTCCCGAGACGCAGACCTTATTATTGCAGACGACATCGAGGATCATGGAAGTACTGTCCAACCAAGTGCTAGAGAAAACACCAGGAACTGGTGGACAACAACATTACAGTCACGTAAAGAGGAACACACAGGCATGGTTGTCATCGGATCAAGACAACACCCAGACGATCTTTACCATCATCTCTTAGAGAACCAAGCATGGGAAAGCATTGTAGACCGTGCGCATGATTTAGAAATACCACTAGAGGACGAAACCCTAGACCATACACCACACATGTTATGGGCAGAAAAACGTACACATAAGTGGTTAATAGAACAGTTAGCGTCAGCAGAGACAACAGGTGGTAGAAATATATTTGAAATGGTCTATCTTAATAAAGCTATACCTGACGGCATGAGTTTATTTACCGCAGAGAGTGTAGACGCGTGTTTAGATACATCAAGAAAACTAGGAGATATACCTCCGCATACTGCATTGATTGCAGGGTTAGATCCCGCAAGTACGGGGTATCAAGCAGCGGTGCTTTGGGCGTATAATGCAAAAACGCAACAAGTATGGCTAGTTGATGTCAAGAATGACCAAGGTGGTGGTATACAAAAAGCACATAATTTAATGAAAGAATGGTATGAGAAATACTGGTTAAGTCATTGGGTAATAGAGGAGAATGGTTTTCAACGTGCTATTGGACAAGACAGAGAGATTAGAAACTGGGCAGCAGCACATGGTGTACGACTAGAAGGACATCAGACATATAAAAATAAATGGGATCCGACCTTTGGTGTAACCAGTATGGTTGGTATGTATGAACAACAGAAGATGAACTTACCGTGGGCAGACGCACAGACAAAACGTAAAGTAAATATACTTAGACAACAGTTACTCTACTTTTCACAAGCAGGTGCCTCTAACTCACGTAATGTAAAAACTAAAACTGACTTAGTTATGGCAAGTTGGTTTCCAATGAAACGTATACGCACAAACGTAAAAATCATGTTATCAGAAGTAGAGAGTGACTATACTCCATCTTATAGCTATTACAAGCAAAGCGAACACAATGAGGTTTTTTGGTAAATGTTAACACCTGACGAACTACTTATTAAGACGGACGACTTAAAAGGTATGCACGAGCATAGTGGACACTATGAGTATCGTGATAGAGTGCGTTCTATAATGAATGGCGGTAGCAATGGTATCGCAGCATTACTAGGTAATGACGCTAAAAACTACGACACAGACTTACCAATCCCTAACCTTATCAATTCAGGTTTAGAACATCTTGCACAGAAACTAGGGCGTATGCCTGACATTAAAGTTGACCAGTATGCAGATAGTGAACGAGCAAAAGGTAAAGCAGAAAAACTAGAACGTATTGTTTCTAGCTTAGACGATAGTTCTAAGATGGATATGCAAATGCCACAAGCTGCACGTTGGCTACCTGGTTATGGTTTTTGTGTATGGATAATAAGACAGAAGATGTCGCCAGACGGTATCATGTATCCTCATGCAGAACTTAGAGATCCTTATGATTGTTACCCAGGATATTATGGTCCAGACCAAGATCCTAAAGAGCTAGCACTTATACGACTTGTACCTACTGCAGTTATTAAACAGATGTATCCACAAGCACAAGTGATGGTTGATGAGAGTAGTCAGTTCCCATCAGGTTACAGTAAGTTTAAATACCATGACGGTTTCCAAAGAAGTTGGGATAACCAACTAGCTGACGGTGTTGAATTAGTAGAGTACTATAACGAAGAAGGTACTTACGTATTCTTACCAGATACAAAACAGATTTTAGATTATACTCCTAACCCACTTAAATCAGGTCCAAGGTTTGTTATCTCTAAGCGATTTAGCTTTGATAGATTAACTGGTCAGTATGACCACGTACTAGGTTTGATGGCAGCAATGGCAAAGATTAACGTCTTATCTATTATTGCTATGGAAGATAGTGTATTCACAGAAACCAATATTATTGGAGAACTAGAAAGCGGTAACTATAAGCGTGGTAGATTATCAGTCAACTACCTAAGCCCAGGTTCACAAGTTTCTAAACCACCTAATAATATTCCGTATCAGTTGTTTACACAGATTGACAGGATAGAGAGACAACTTCGTGTTGGTTCTAGCTATCCAGTAAGCGATGACGCTATATCCCCTAACTCGTTTGTAACAGGTAGAGGGTTGCAAGAACTATTATCGTCCGTTGATCTAAACGTCAAGGAATATCAGTTATCACTAAAAACAGCAATGGAAGAACTAGATTATAAACGTTTAGAAATGGACGAGGCGCTTAACGGTCAAACTAAAAAACCTATGGCAGGTTACTTAAAAGGTACAGCGTATGCTGAACAATACACACCTGCAGCAGATATTAAAGGTATGTACAAGACAAGACGTATCTATGGTGTCATGGCAGGTTTTGATGAACCTACTAAAATTGTTTCTGGACTTCAGTTACTACAAGCAGGTATCATAGATAAAGAAACCTTACAAGAAAACATGGACGGTTTAGATAACGTACAAAAGATTAACGATAGAATACTTAAAGACGAAGCAGAACGTACATTGTTTGAGACATTAAAAATACAAGCAAGTCAAGGAGATGAGAAAGCAACTATGGCATTGGTACAGATTTATAAAAATCCAAATAGTATGCAATCAATCTTAGATAAATTTTATACCGCAGAGGATCCAGAGATACCAGAATCAGAAGCAGCATTGTTAGGTCAGGATCTAGGGGGTGGAGAACTAGCAGTACCACAAGGACCTGCACCAGACATTAGATCATTATTACTAGGAGGTGGACAATAATGCTTGAACCAAAAGATAATACAAACATGCAGTTTGCAGATATTTGCGAGACATCATTATTTGATATTTGGCAAAGAACTACAGAATACTTAGACGACTATGAAACTTTTTTAAAAGATAACGATGAACAAGAGACACAGTTATCTGCTTTCCCACAAGGCATGGTCGTGCAATACATACCTAACGGTATAATTATTATGTTTGGACCACAAGAAAACTTAGGAGAAGAATATGGCTATTGATAGTAGTAGGCAAAATGGAAGACGTGGTGGCGTTAAAAAACCTGCTGCAGTAAGTGGTCCTGGTAAATTATCTAGAAGAACAGATAGTGTTGCACCTACTATTGATGAAGTACGTGCTATGGTAACTGAAAGTGCAGGAGAAGAAAAAGCACTTGTAAACCAAGTTAGAGAAGGCAACATAAATGCACCACAAGAAGAAACAGTTGTACCTGCAGGACAAGGACAAATAGTTTCAGAAGAACCTGGAGTTATAACACCTGTACCTGGTAACGTAGGAGAAATATTTGGACAAGGAGATGGTACTCCAATTAACACATTTTCTACTATGCAACAAAGAAAAAGTACTTTGCTAGAACCAGATGATTTAATGTTAATTAGAGCAATGGTAAATATAAATCCTACACCAGAACTTATAAATTTATTACAAACAGCAGAACAAAAGATAAATAGAACACCAACACAACTAGGTTAATTTATGGGTGTATTTCATAATGACAACCCTAAAACTGAACAAGACTTGTACAAAGAATTACAGGGTAGAAAAACACAATGGAACAGAGCGAAAGCTAGCGTAACTAAAGAAGACGCAGTAAGAGCTTCCACTATTGCACAATTATATCCTAACTTTTCTCCTGATGTTATTACTTCATTAACTATGTTACAAGTTAAACCAGAGGCAGAAGTATTACGTACGTTATCAGAACGTGTCTTAGAAAATAATAAGAAAACTTTAGTTGATAAAGTATTTGATCCACTTAAAGGTGCGGTACGTTTTGGTTTACTAGGACTAGAAGACTTGTACAGAACAGCAGTAGATAGACCTATTAACTCTATGATTGCTGCAACTATTGGAGACAATGCAGAAGACTTAACCTTCAGAGACGCGTATGCGCAATCAGGTAAATCAACAGTCAAACAAGTATTTAGTAACTTAGCACAAGGTAAAGAAATAAATTTAGGAGAAGGGTTACTACCTAATTCAGAAGTATTTGATCCAGAAAATCCTAATAGTAAATATTACGATGAATATAAATATTTAGTACAGTCTGGGTTTGATAATACACGTGCGCAAAACATTATACAAAATCAACTAGGTGCAGCTATAACAGATATAGATAGTCGTATGCAAGAGGAGAGCGGACAGTTTAATATATCCACACAACTAGGTACTGGAGAAACTGTTAAAACACCTATCTCATTAGGAAGAACTGTAGCGTTAGGTGTTACAGAACCAGGTACTAAAGGGTTTAATGTTGTATCTGGAATACTAGACGCAGGAAAGGCATTGTTTCTTGATCCATCTAACTATTTAACTTTAGGTATAGGTGCAGCAAGAAAAAGTGCTAAAACGTTAAGAGCAAGTGATCAAACAATATCAATGCTCAAAAAAGTAGATACAAAGTTTACACCTGCAGAACTAAAACAATTAGGTATTGTAGAACGAGGTTTTGGACTACCGTTTATATCGTCTAAGTCAGTTACTGATTATTTACAAAAAGATCCAGGTGGTATGAAACTTGTTAAGTACATGTCTAACATTACATCAGATAGTAAGTTTATGGACATTACAGGTATTGAAGATCCAGAGATTGTTAGTAGATTTATGAAGATTACACAAGACTTTACTAAATCATCAGCTGATAAACAAATAGAGATGGCACAACTTATAGATCAATCTATTGGTTTTAAAGATTTACCATTCGGTACAACTAAACCTACAGTAGGTGCAGTTGGTAGATTTTTAGGTGGTGCAGCAGAAAGTATTAGTAAGACTGTACCAGAAGGTACTGGTCAATTGTTTGGTGCTAAGAAAGTAGCAAAACTTGCTTTAATGGATAGTAATAGTAGAGCAGCACGTATATTTTCTACTTACACAAAAGAATTACCCCTTAGATATTTAGATAGTGAGAACATAGAAAAAAGCTATGGAGAAGTAAAAAGATGGTTAGATCAAACAGACTTAAATAGAAATAGTAAAGATAAGATATTAAGACAAGCTGCAGTACTGCGTCCAGGAGACCAAGCAGGATTGTTTCAAGTTGCTACTTCAATGCTTAAAGAAGTTGGAGATGACTTAGTAGATAACTTTCAAGTAAGCAAACAAGACGCTGATAACTTTACACGTATATTTGCAGAGACACAAGATGACATGCGTAAATATTTTATAGACGCTTACACAGGTAAGAACGTAAATCAACCAGGTATGAAGATGTCTCCAATAACTATTAGCGGTAAAATGAGAGCAGTACCTGACGCACATTTAACAACAGAGTTTATTAATAGAACTATACCTATGCCAGACGCAGGACAATTAGCTAAAGCTATGAACTCTATGTCTATATTAAGAAGCAAGATGGGTGGTACTAAAGGTATGGACGACTTTCTTAAAAAGTATCCTAAAGCAATGCAAAAAGGAATTATGGGTAAAAGTACTGATTGGTACTACACAGAGTTCTGGAAACCATTAGTTCTTCTACGAGGTGCATGGTTACTACGTGTTGTAGGAGAAGAACAGTTACGTATGTTTACTAAAGGTTATGACACAATCTTTTCACGACCTGCAAGTATTTTATCTTTATCATTGCTTAAAAAAGCAGACGCTAAACAAGCAAAGAAATGGACACAAAAAGATGTAGAGTTTAAAGATTTATTTGGAGATCCTCTTGCAGAAAGTTTGGAATGGAAACAAGGATCATCACGTATGCGTGGTGCTAACAATAATGACGAAGCATTCGGTGGTGCAGAGAGATTTAAAAAACAAAAAACAAAGTTTCGTAAAAAGATGGGACCACATGACTATGACATTTTAAGTAAACTCGAAGCATTTGCAGGAGATAAAGCAGGTGCTAATAAATTTGTTAGAGCATGGACTAATGAAGTATCTAAGATATACCAAGATGATTTGTTTACGTTATTGTTTAGAGGTAAGAGTAATCCTGTAGCAAGAGAAAAAGTTTTAAAAGAATGGGTAGAAGGTAAAACACCTAGAGCTAAAGCTGTTATAGAGGAGTATGCAAAAGGTGGTCAGAGATACGAAGACATTATGACTACAGCAGGTGGTCGATATGTTTATGCTAAATCTTTAGAAGCTAGGTTACAACAGGTTGCAGGTGGTGCATTTGATGAAGATGTTGACTTATTAAACGACCTTATAAACAGATTAGAGTTTGATGAAATAGATTTTTCTAAAAATCCGTTTCCGTTACGACTAGATAGAACACGTAACGAAGACTTGTTTGACATGATGATTAGTGGTAATTTAAATAAAATACAAAAACGATCTGACGGTGTTTGGATAAACAATCCAACAGAAGAACAACTAAAGTTTGTCAAAGAGACAGTAGAAGTTGGCGGGGAAACTAAATATCTTATAGAGGACATAGAGGATATAGGTTTTGAAACACTAGATGATTTGTTTAAATCTTTTGGTAAGAGCTTTACGAAACTAGATGAAAAAGCACAAAAGAAAGCTGTTAATAGATACTACGATACAATTGTTGAAGAATATGGAGATAGCTTACCAGATCTCGTTACTGCACCTATTGAGGATACAGTCTTAGATGATCAAAAATACATACAACGTTTTATAGAAAATAGTTTTGATGTCATAATGGGACAGAGAACAGACAATGCTTCTAGGTCTCCAGTATTTAGACAAGCATATTGGCGTGCAGTATATGATTTACTACCACGTATGACACCCGCTATGAGAACAATACTATTAGAAGGTAAGACGTACAGACAAGGTGGCAAAACAATTAAAGTAGGAGGTGCTAGAAAATCTAACATTCCTAATGAAAACCTACTCAACTCTATAAAAGCTGACATTGGTATTACACCAGAGAAGTTACGTAAAAGAGAAGTAGAGATTAACCTTGACATGTTTGAGCGTAGAGTTAAAGAGCTTAATGACGCTGACGCAAAACTAGGTACAGCATTTGTAGATAATACTAAAGATCAATCTAAAAAAGTACAAGAATTACAGATAGCCAGACGTAAATATGACAAACAAGTTGATGAAATAGATGACGCTATTAATAAAGCACTTACTGATGATATGGACGTTACTGAACTAGAAAAAGAAAAAGATACTTTGCTAAACGCATTTAACGATTTTAAAGCAAAAATAGACGGAGAACTTGCTGATATAAATAAAGCAGCGGGTTTTGATGATGGATTTATAGACGCACAGTATATAGACAACTTTGCTAAATCAATTGCTTTATCGGAGTTACAAGGATTACTATACGATCTAAGTAAACGTAGTAAGATAACCTACAACCTTAGAGGCATATTTCCATTTGGAGAAGCATACGCAGAAATCCTTACTACATGGACTAAGTTATTAAAAGAAAACCCAGAGATAGCAAGACGTGGGCAAGTAGTTATTAACAATGCTAGAAAAGATAATGTCTTTAGTCCTGTTGAAGGAGAAGGTTTCTTAGCAGAAGACGAGACAACAGGAGAAGAAGTATTCTACTATCCTATAGTAGATGATCTTGTATCTGACGCATTGTTTGGTTCTGATAGAAATGTTGGTGTAAGACTACCTGGTTATGCAGGATCACTTAACTTAGCATTAGAAGTTGTACCTGGTATTGGTCCAACCGCAGCTATACCTGCAGGATTTTTCTTAGAAGGAACACCTAAGTTTACAGAAACACAGAAGTTTTTGTTTCCATTTGGTTTACCTACAATTAAAACACCTGGAGACTTAGTACAAGAAATAGGTATGCCTGCGTGGTTAAAGAATGGTGTTAGAGCTATGTTTATGTTTAGTGAAGACGCACCTCCAGGAGAGCTATCACGTATAGCTGCTAACTCTACTATTGACGTATATCGTGTACTCAAAGCTAACGGCGAAGATGATATGACACCAGAACAACAAGATCAACTTTTAAAGAAAGCAAGAAGTATTGCTAAGAATTTAACTAAGATAAAAGCATTCTCACAGTTCGTTGGACCTACAGGATTGAACCCTAGGTTTGATATTGGAGATCCACGTAATGCAGGTGCTATGTATTCAATGCAAATACTATCTGATAGATATAGAGAACTTATAGAGACACCACCTAAAGATCCTGTAACAGGCAACTTCTTATTTGCACCAGGAGATAACTTCTCTGCTACTAAATACTTTATTGATGAGTATGGCTTCAACCCACTAGATATAGCAACACCTAAGTCTGTAATTATAGAACCTAGACCTGTTGATGAACGTGGTGTACAGTTTGAAAAAGAAAATCCAGAGTTATTTGAACAGTATCCTTTAACAGCATTTTATGCAGTACCTAATGGTGGTGGTGGTGCATTTGACTATGAAGCATATACAAGGTCTATATATAACGAACAACGTGAACCATTGACACCAGAAGAATGGGTTGCTACACGTAACCAACGTTTAGGTGCTTTTGCAATGGAGAATAAAAGAGTACAGACATTACAACAGTTTGATATAACAGATCCATTCCAAGCTAAACAACGACAAAGAATATTAGCTGTACATAGAGCTACAATGCAACAAAGATTGCCAGGGTTTGGTTCTACAATACCTGGATTACCACAAAGAGGAACTCTCGATGACCAGTTTCAAGAGTTAAGTAATTGGGAAAAGAACTCTAAACTTAAAAATACTGATACAGGTAGAGCAGTAATTCAAGTATTAGACTACATAAAAATACTAGAAAAGAAATCACTAGGACGTGGTTTATCATCTGCAGGTTGGAGAACATCACGTACTATGTTACTTGAAAGACAACAATTACGTGACTTTATAGGTCAACAGTCAAGAGATAATGACGATTTCTATGTTATTGCACAGAATTTATTATTACCATTATTCCAAGAGAGGACACAGTTCTTAGAGGATTTAGAGTACGATTATGATACAATGTTAGAATACGGTGCATACTTGCCCGTACAGCAGGGAGAAGCGTGACAGAAGAATATAAACAAGCAATTGTTGACAGCATTAAAGCACAAAGACAACTAGACGATAGTTCCGAGTTTGCTAAAGAATTAAATGCTTTAGTTAAAGAGAGCGTGTCTGATAGTATGTTTATGGCTAAAGTAAATACAGCATTATCTATATTTGACCAAAGTATAAACAAAGAAAGTCAAACTGGTCTAGGTACTAATCTAGTTACAAAGAAAGTATTAGAAAATTCTTTAAATGACGCTATAGCTGCAACACCATTAGAAGGTCCTGTTCAAGGATATTCTCCTGGACAATATAAACCATGGCTAGTAAATACACCACTAGACGTAGTACAAGATATACTTATGGGATTTGATATGTCTGCAGGAGTAGAAGCAGGAGGAGAAGACAGCGAAGCATATTTTGAATTTCTTAAAGGTAAATTAGACGAATGGTATGACACAACTGGGCAGATAGGTGCAATTGTTAAACCAGGTGGTGGTAAAGGTTACGTATTGTTTTCATCAGAAGATTATGATAGATATAAAAAGAACTATGACGCACCATCAGTAAGCGTACAACAATTTAGAGAGACAGATCCTGGTAGAACTAAAGTACCTAAAGTAGGATTTAGAGCAGAGCCAACAGTATTGTATGAACCAATAATGACTGGAGAACCAGGGAAGTATGAATTTAGTGGAGAATACAATTCATATATACAAGATAGAGATGATAAAGGAACACCTTTAACTGTTAAAGAAGCAGGTGGTTTAGTAACTAAGATTAATAATGCTACTGGAGACACAGAACAATTGACTGTATCAGAAAGTGAATTAGTTGCACTTACAGAACAACAACTAGATGGTGGATATACTATTATACAAAGTCAAGATAGTGCAATAGTTAATCAAGCTAAAGAAGCTATTTTAGGACAAACAGACTATCAAGTAGGTGGATTGTTTGGTGGTATCACACCAGGTTACACAGTTTATAAGAACCCAGATCTTGCTTCTGTTTTTGAAGATGGCAAAGAGTTAACACCAGGAGATTTAGCAGCAGAAACAATTACACTTAGTGCAGAAGACGCAGCTAGTAGATATGGTGGTCAAGACCATATACAAATAGGTTTTAACATGTTGCCACAAGAACGTGTGCAAGTACAAACAGACTTACTACAAGCAGGTTATCTTAGTTATGATGACTGGTTCTTTGAACAAGGTACATGGGGAGATAAAAGTCAATCTGCAATGTTATCAGCTATGACTGCTTCTAACTATGAACTTACTGACATAGGTACACACTTAGCAGAAGAAAAACAAAGACTTTACAAGAGACCTCCGTTATTACCACAGGTATATACTGAACCTAGTCCAACACAAATTAAAGCAGAAGTTGATGGTGCATTACGTGCTATTGGTATAAACAGAGAATTATCAGAAGCAGAAATGGTTGCATTCGCAGATTTTTATACACAATCTAGTAGAGATTATCAAACAGCAGTTGCAGATTATAACAAGAATTATGATCTAGCACAACGTATGTTTCCAGGTGCAGACAAGACTTTAGTTGTACCAGAGACACCAGACGCTAAACTTAGTGAGTATGCTGACGCTGTATTAGGCGCAGAGGTACAAGCTACGCAACAAGCTACAAAGGAACGTAATGATCTTAGCTACTTATTTAGTACTGTTGACGCTATGTCCAGGTTGGCAAGTGGATAACGAACAAGATATGACAATATCTCCTGAAGGTATTGAGTTTATAAAAAGCAAAGAAAAATTAGAATTAAAAGCATACGATGACGGTACAGGTGTGCAAACTATTGGTTATGGTCATACAGGTAGATCATCAGGTACAACAGTACAACCAGGTTCAGAAATAACAATAGAACAAGCAGAACAATTATTATTAGATGATCTAAAAGAACATGAGTTAAGAGTTAGTAATCGTATGAAAAATTATGGTATTACATTAGATCAAAGAGCTTATGACTACATGGTAATTGCAACATTTAACAGAGGTAGCGCAGTAGCAAATCAAGCATATTACAATGCAGTAGCTAATAAAGACTATGAAAAACTTGCTGTGCTTATGTTAGATAGTATTAGTGGATCAGACAAAAATGTAAAAGAAGGTTTGACAATAAGAGTCAATGATGAAATAGATTATTTGCAAACAGAGCCACAACCTACAACAACTACTACATCTACTACAACTTCTACAATTCCTAGCACTACAACAACTACAACACCTAAATCTCAAGATTCAGAAACACCTTTAGAAGATGAACGTAGAAAAAAACAAAGAGAAGCATTAGCTAAAAAAACATTTATAGAAGATGATGTAGAAGAAGTATTTAAATCTTTTGAAACTATTGTAAAACAATTTTTTGGAATAATACCTGGCGGTCCTAAAGCACAAGGTAAGTATGGATTATTAGGTGATCAAATATCTAAGATGGTAAAGAAGGACTAATGGCTGAAGAAGTAGTAATTACCCAGGATAGGTTTGGTAGAGATGTAACAATACCAATAGATGAAAATGGTAATATTATTTTATATAGGGCTACTGATGACCCAAATAGAATTATTGATTCTGATTTTACACCTATAGCAAAAGATAAAGGCAGTGTTGGACTTGGACAACAAAGTTATTTTTCTCCTAACCCTATGTATTCTCATAAATACGAATCATCAGGTAGAAAAAATTATAAATTTGTAACAGACATTAAACCAAATCAAATATTAGCT